TAACCAACGCTACTCATGGAAGACAGCGTATGCTTCGCCTGAAAATGTACCAACCTTTCTTCATGCTCACAAGCTAATGCGTAAGCACTGGCAAGGTATGCCTGAGAAAGAAGATATTGGAGGAGAGAAGTGGAATCAAATAGCAGATCACTGTAATGCAAATTACTTCCATATAGACATGGAAAGATATTCTTTAGATTCAATCTTAAAGAAAGGAGCAGAGCTTGTTAAACGCAAAGGTATTAAATGTTTGGTGATAGATCCATTCAACAAGGTAAGAGACATAAATGCTGTAAGCGATGATGTCAATAGATATACCATGGATTATCTAACTAAGATAGAAGTATTTGCTAAAAAGTATGATGTGCTTGTGTTTGTAGTTGCTCACCCTACCAAGATGTATAAGAATCAAAAGACAGGCGAAATTGAAGAGCCTACAATGTATTCTATTAAAGGAGGAGGAGAATGGTACGATGCTAGTTATCACGGATTATTAGTGCATAGAAACTATGAGGCTAACACTGTTAAAGTAAAAATACTTAAGTGTAAGTTTCAAAACCTCGGTACTAATGGTGCTGAATGCCACTTCACTTGGGATACAAAGAGTGGATGCTACGTTCCTATGAGTCAGCCTGAAGAAGAGAAAATGCCTTGGGAGAATGGCTAAGAAAAAAGCGAGTATGATGGGAGCTCACATTCCCAGTGAAAAAGAAGAGCAAGCTAGACGCTGGTGTATTAATAACAATATAAGAATATCACCATCGGCTGTAGGCGCAGGTACTCCAACAAGATGGGTGCTAGTGTTAGATTTAAACGGCAAGATAGTTAATGCTCCTGACCAAGTAAGCAGAACAGAAGTGTGGGTAAAAATGTACGAGTATTATATGTATTATTATAAAAAATCAAATCAATGAAAACAAAAGAAGTAACATTTAGGGATCCAATAATTGAAAGTGTATGTGATCAATTAGTAAGTAGATCTGACGTAGGCTATAAGAAGTATGGTGTAACTTTAGACGAAGATGTACCAGACTTACAGAAGTGGCTACAACACTTGCAAGAAGAACTACTAGACGCAGCTAACTATGTTGAAAAACTAAAAAGTGTATTACCAAAGCATGATTAACATTGAGGACAAATACAGAGAGCTTATGGCAGAAGTACTCGACAGAGGAGCTGCTAAAAAAGATAGAACTGGAACTGGAACGAGATCTGTGTTCGGAAGAACAATCAAGCATGATATGTCAATGGGCTTCCCTATACTTACAGGAAAGAAGATAAGTTTTAATGCTGCAAGAACTGAATTGCTGTGGATATTAAATGGCAGAACAGATCTAAAGTATCTTGAAGATAATGGTGTTAAATACTGGAGACCAGATTATAAACGCTCAGGTAGAACAGATGAAACGTTAGGCCCAGTATACGGCAAGCAATGGCGGGATTTTAAAGGCGTAGACCAGCTTAAAAACCTTGTTCATGCTATACGTACTGATCCCGACAGCCGTCGTATGATGGTTTCAGCTTGGAATCCTTCTGATATGCCGGATATGGTTTTGCCTCCTTGTCATTATGCTTTTCAGGTTTATGTAAATGATGGCGTTATAGATCTAATGTGGCAACAAAGATCCGCTGATATTTTTCTTGGCCTGCCGTACGATATTGCAATGTATGGCTTACTCTTAGAGATGTTGGCCAAAGGCTCTGATTTGAAGCCTGGGCAGCTAATAGGACAGCTTGGAGACTGTCATTTGTATAACAATCATTTGGATCAAGCCAGAGAATACTTAAATAGGCCTAACAGAGCATTACCTAAGCTCGAATTAGAAAGAGGGCTAAGTGATAATCTACTAGGCGGATTAAATATTCCAGAAGATTTTGAAATTAAATTATTAATCTACAATCCTTACCCGGCAATAAAAGCGCCGCTGAGTGTTGGCAAATAAAAATAAATATGTATTATATTTATCACATACCTAATAAAAAGATCGGAGTTACACGTGATCTTAATAAGAGGGTTACGAAGGAGCAAGGCTATACTTCAGACGAATACGAGGTTCTATTTACAAGCGAAGATATAAATTATATATCTGATATGGAGATAGAACTTCAAAAGTCTTATGGCTATAAAGCGGACTTCAATAGTTACAAAATATTATCTAATCAATTTAATAAAAAAAATAATAAAATGTCAATAAACATCACAGACCAAACAGTAACTTTTCCAGTAGGAAAAACGGATTTGAAAGAATATCTTGCTAAAAGTACAGGATTAAAACTATCTATAGAAGGTTCTAAGGTAACTCTTAATCAACAAGAACAAGACTGGATATTGAAAAATGCGCGTACTTCACACTTTAGAAACTCAAGATCATACGTTTATAATAAAACGTTGTTATCATTTGTAGACGAGCTAAAAAAAGAAAAACAGTTTGAAAAACCTAAAAATTTTAGTTCATTTGATTTGATACGCGAGTGGGCTGAAGAAAGAGGTATATATAAATTAGGTGATTCTAAAACACAATACGTAAAGCTTATGGAAGAGGCTGGTGAATTAGCTAAAGCGCTTCTAACCAAAAATAATCGCGAGATAGTTGACTCTATTGGTGATATGGTTGTTGTATTAACTAATCTAGCTAAGTTAGAAGGGTATGATATAGAGCACTGTATTGACGCTGCTTACGACGAGATCAAGAACAGAAAAGGATCTATGACTAACGGAACGTTTGCAAAAACCCTGTAAAATGAAAAAGTTTAAAAAGAGCTCAAAGAAAAGAGGTCCAGTAAGAGCAAAGAAGGTATCGTATGACGGTATTGACTTTGCCTCCGGGCTTGAGAAATATATGTGGGTTGCTTTAAAAAACGCAGGTATAAAATGCAAATACGAAGGTGAAACTTTTGTTTTATTAAATGGATTCCATTTTGATAACGAGGTTTATGAGAAACAAAGCAATGGCAAAGGGGATTTTAAAAACAGAGGTAACAAAAGAATATTACCTATCAAGTATACTCCTGATTTTATTGGCGATGATTTCATAATAGAAACCAAAGGCAGAGCAAACGAATCATTTCCAATGCGATGGAAACTATTCAAACAGTTAGTTGTTAGCCAGTTCCCTGGCATAACATTATATAAACCTTCAAACCAAGCTACATGCGACGAGACAGTTCGAATAATCCTAGAGAAGCGAAAGCACTAGCAAGAAAAAAATACGTAGAACGCCAAATAGAAAAATGGTGGAAGTGGAGCTGGAACACAAGAGGCAAGATCAAGTATAAGGAATTAATTAAACAACAAAATAAGCATAATATAAAATGTACATGAAAGAAGAAGACGACAGACCAGGATGGATGCTAGAGCTAGGCGTATACCCGGGAATATTATTTGGATTTAGATCGTATCGCGAGGAAGAGTTTACAACTCACGTGCTATACGTACCGTTTATCGACATAGCCTTTACAAAGTTCGTATGACAAACGACGAAATGAAAGTCCAGATGGAGACCATTAGTTTCTTTGTAGACGAAATACTTAGTGACTTTAATAGAGTCGATATGAGCGTTAAAAAAGCGGATATGCTAGCTCACATGGAATACTGGAGAGCAACATTACAAACAATTAAATACATGATGAAAGTAGATGGGATTACGAGATAAAAGAATACCTTACAAGCCGTTTGAATACCCTGAGTATTATACTGAGGGTTGGCTTAAACAAGCACAAGCATTTTGGTTACACACCGAAATATCGATGCAAAGTGATATTAAAGATTGGAACGAGAAGTTAGATGACAAAGAGAAAAACCTAGTAGGCAACATCCTGCTAGGCTTTGCTCAGACTGAATGCGCAGTATCTGACTATTGGACGCAGAATGTAGTAGGATGGTTTCCTAAATATGAAATACAACAAATGGCTATGATGTTTGGATCACAAGAAACAGTACATGCTGTAGCTTATAGTTACTTAAACGAAACATTAGGATTAGAAGATTATGAAGCATTTTTACATGAACCTGCTACTGCTGATAGGTTTGATAACTTGGTTGCTTACAGTGGTAAATCTAGTGTTGGCATTGCGAAATCACTTGCAGTATTCTCTGCGTTCGCTGAAGGAGTATCTCTTTATAGTGCTTTTGCAGTGCTGTATTCTTTTCAGCTACGTAATTTACTTAAAGGCGTAGGTCAACAGATGAAATGGTCAGTTAGAGATGAATCGTTGCACAGTAAAATGGGTTGTAAGCTATTCCGTGATATGTGTGATGAAGATAATCAACTACTACACTTATGTCGAGAAGACATAATAGAAGCTGCCGAAATAATGGTTAAGCTAGAAACAAAGTATATAGATAAGATGTTTGAAATGGGTGACATTGAAGGTATATCCGCAAACGATCTTAAACACTTTATAAAGAAAAGAACAAATGAAAAACTTGTGGAACTTGGTTACGTCGACTTGGGATCGTATTTTGCGTATGACCCCAATGCAGCGGGCAATCTTGATTGGTTTTACCATCTTACCGGGGGCGTTACCCATACTGATTTTTTCGCGCTTAGGTCGACAGATTACTCGAAAGCGGGTGAAGGAGAAGACTTTGAAGATATTTGGTAAACTAAAAAATAAATAAAATGAAAGAACAAACTTTAATGAATATGAAGCATGACATGGGCAAAATAGCCGAAGCTCTGCACAATAATATACAAAACATAGTACATATAAACACGTTAACCCAGGGCTTGTTAGAGACCATTAAATTGATGCCAGGGTACAAGGAAGCTATAGATAAATTATTAGAAAACCAAGCTAAACAACCAGCCGTAGATGTGGAACAAAAATTGGATTAAAGGAGACGATTACCCTGAGTGGGGTGATACAGAAGTATATAAGAAAACTATATCAGGAGGATATTTATATGATGGAGAAACACCAAAAGAAGCATACCATAGGGTATCTAAAACAGTTGCTCGTAGGTTATACAAACCGGAAATGGCGGAAACGTTCTTCCAATACATTTGGAATGGTTGGCTTTGCCTCGCTAGCCCAGTATTATCTAACACAGGTACTGATCGGGGTTTGCCTATTAGCTGTTTCGGGATTGATGTGGCTGATAGCATCCAGGATATAGGGCAAAAGAATTTAGAAATGATGTTACTCGCTAAGCATGGCGGTGGAGTTGGCGTTGGTATTAATCAAATTAGACCCGCTGGCAGTAATATAACAGGTAATGGAACATCAGATGGAGTCGTGCCCTTCGCTAAAATTTTTGACTCAACAATTCTCGCAACTAATCAAGGCTCTGTCCGTCGCGGAGCTGCCTCAGTTAATATCAATATTGAACATGGAGATTTCGAACAGTGGCTTGAGATTAGAGAACCTAAAGGGGATGTCAACAGGCAGTCACTTAACCTTCATCAGTGCGCAATTGTTGGTGATAAATTTATGCGAAAACTTGAACAAGGAGATGCAGATGCAAGGACTCGATGGAGTAAACTACTTAGAAAGCGAAAAGCAACTGGAGAACCGTACATTATGTTTAAAGGGAATGTTAACAAAGCAAATCCAGAAGCATATAAAGAAAATGGGTTAAAGGTTCACATGACTAATATATGTTCAGAGATCACATTACACACCGATGAAAGTCACAGTTTTGTATGTTGCCTATCATCATTAAACTTAGCTAAATATGAGGAATGGAAGGATACTAACCTTATCTATGACGCCACGTTCTTTCTTGACGGAGTTATGGAGGAATTTATTCAAAGAGCCAAGGGGTTACGCGGATTCGAAAATGCTATACGATCTGCGCAGAAAGGGCGAGCATTGGGCTTGGGAGTCCTTGGATGGCATACATATCTCCAAGAGAAAGG